CAGATTGGGCGTTAATTATTAAACCTGTGGTTCCTCTTCTAAAACTTATATTTATATCTTTTATAAAAGGAGTATTATTGATTATAGTATTTAAATCATCAATTCTATTATTAGCATCATCGGTATCTAAAATAGGTAGAATATATCTAATTTCAGTTTTTGAGGGGGATATTTCACTTATAGAAAAATTTCTTTCAAAACCCGGGGTTATTAACTTTCTTTGAAATGAAAATACCAGTTTATATTTACCATTATTAAAACCATAGTCATTTAAAACTTGCTTATAATCAATATCAATAGAATCAACTAAATTATCATTAGGATTTAAGTATGTAGTATAATCTTTAAAATCTTCGTCATTAAATAGTACATTTCCATTTAAATCGTAGATAATTAATTCAATAGAGTCATTAGAATTCCCAAACCTTCTTGATAGTGTTTTTGAAGGAATTTGATCTAAATCAGATTGACTAATTGTTTCTATGGTAGTTAAGTTTGTTATCATTATGCACTATTTGCTGCTTGAAGTTTGTCCATCTGGTAGTTTTTGTGGTAATCTAATAATTGTTTTAGTGCCTTAGTACGATTGCCACTAGATTTTGCCTCAATATCTTCAACCCACTGGTTATATGTCCTTATATTACTTCCATTTCTTCGATCATCATGTGCTTGATTTAAATCTTTTAGCATCTGATTACTATTAGTAGATTCTAATTCTACACCATTAGGTAATTTTGAATAGGAATCTCTATTTAAATATTTTTTGTGATTATTTAAACCAACACCCAATCCTAAACCATTATATTCATCCGACTCATCCCAATATATATTTGGATTACTAGAATTACCTACTATTTCCAATCTTCTAGCGTTATCTTCAGTAGTCTCTATTAATTCATCAATTCCATCAGAGTTTGTAGCTTCTCCAGTTTCAGGATCAAAGCCTGCTTGTGCATTTGCTAATTGTAGTTCTAATACTACTATTTGGTTATTTAGGTTTTCTATTACTAGATCTTTAGGATCATTAAAATCCCTATAATAATCTGTGCTTGCCTTGATAAGTTCATTATGAGAAAATTCTCCATTTTTAGGAATATCATAAAATAATTTTCTATATTGGTTGAAAAAATCAGGTATATCTATTTCTCCACCTTTATTATTTAATTCATTAAAGGAAACATCAATACGTTTTCTAAAAGAAGGTTGACTATAGATAGTTTTTTGAAATTTTATTTCACCTATAATAGGGGAGGGAATTGGTTCAACGGGTTCTACATAAGGTTGTTGACCTGCAAGATATGCCTCCATATCAGGGGTTAATTTGAATCCTTCGTTATTATATGAAGTAGTTCCATCTACATATGAAACTTCTCCTAATAAATCCGGATCAAAGGATACTCCCTCATTTGTATTAGTTGGGGGTAGTTCTGCTCTATTCTGTTGCGCTGGTGATTGTGAATATCCGTTTGCCATTATGTTTTAACTACTTTAAAGTAATAATTATCATCATAAACTTGAATACCATCATTATTTTCATGTTTAAATAAAAATTTATAATATCTTTCTTCTTGAAGGCCTTGCATATATAATTTAAAATGCATTCCTTCTGTATCAGCACTTAATTTAGATTCTTCGCCAAAAGGAATTAATACTTCTTCAGTAGCATAATCTACTAATGAGTAATAGGATTTACTTGTAAAGTACTTTACATCTAAGAAATTTGAAGAAGTAACAAACTTTCGAGTTGGGTATAATTCTCTAACATTTAATCTAAATTTATATTCTTCTACAGTTCTAAATTTTTCTTTATTATTTCTTAATGTAACATATGTTTGACCTGTTTTGATTATATTATTATCTGTTGCTGAACCTGTGTCATATACTGAATCATCCCAAGATATATCTAAATATGGTGGGAATATTGTGTGAGTATCTACAGAAAAATAATTTAATTCTCCTTCATCTATTGATGTGAATTCTTGTGAATCTGATCTTTTAATTATAAATCCATTATTTTCTATTCCATCAGGATAAGTATTAGAGTATAAACTATGACTTATGTGTTTTAAAACAGGAGTCGTTAAATCAAATGAAAGATCTAAATTATCCCCATAACCATAAGTTTTAGTTGTAAAAAACCCACTTGAAGTATACCATGTTCCCCCACCAGGAGAAGCCGCTATCCAACTAGATGTAACCCCTGTAACTGAACTTTCAGTGGCCCATTCAGTTCCTAAGGGGTCATTTGAAATAGCATCTGGGCTTCCATCTCTATATAACCATGAGCATCCATCAGATATAGTAGGGGTATTAGCATATCTACCAGTTCCATTATTCCAACTACCTGATAGAGAAAAGATTTCTAAGTTTTGGTCTATACTTAATTCACTATGTTCTGTTTGATATAGATTTAAACTAGCTGAAAAAGGTCCACTAACTTTATCATTAATAACATCATTTATTTCAGATTGTTTGAACTGAATTAAGATCCTACTAGGATAATAGTTTAAATCAGTAGATGAAGGTTCATCTTTTAATGTTAAAATTTCGTCAATACCTGTATTAAGAATCTTCCTAGTAGGATGAGAATAAATAGCAGTATCTTTTTCTGGAAATATAAAATAATGTGCCATAGTGTTATGTTGTTACTCTACCAATTATATCATTGTTAGGGTATTTTAATTCAAAAATACTGGGATCTAATGAGGGGTATATAATATTGTTTCTAGTTGCCGTATCAAAATTATATTTAAATTTTGAATATCCTGAAACTTCACCAAATAAGTTAGTAAATACTAAATTATCTACTGATTGGATCCCCCTTATACCGTATAATAAACTTACTATATCACCTTTATTAATAGGTTCATTTATTTGCCAATTATTTATATCGAAAAATGATCGTAAATTATTTATTGCTGATAGGAGGACTCTATCATTTGAATTTCCATTTTTAACTTTAATGTCAAATTCTAATTTAAAATTAATTACTGAGGCGTCCTTAATATTAATAGCATCAGTTAACATTCTATATTGTTCTAAATAAGTTGCTAAATTTATTTTTGAAGCATATGGTAATGCTGTTAAGTTTCTATTAAAATCATACCCTAAGGTATATAAATTTAAGGCATTAGGGTTAGATATTCTTTTATTAGTATCAAGAGATATTTGAGTATCTTGTGCTATGTAGGCTTTAGCTACAGAGCCAAATTGTGGGGGCATTGCTAATACTCTAAAAATATAATCTTCTTTAGTTACTGTTCTTTTTTGGGCTGAGAAATTAGCTATAGCATTTAATTTTATATCTTGAGCTGAATCTCCAGGACCACCACCAATGGCAGGTTCTGGGTTATTACAAGCTATTGAATCAACAGCAGTATTAAGTAATCCAGAATTTAAATTTCCTTTGGTAGGGACCGTGTTTACATTTCCTACTCTATTAATAGTGTTAGCATTTGTATTTGAATTTATACCTCCCCCAACTAAATATGTTACGGTTAAAGTTGTATTAGATGGGATTTCCCCATAGGCTTTAGTGAATAAGAAATTAGAGGGATCATAAGATTTATCTAATAAAGATCTACCATCCTTAATTCCTAATCCTATATTATCAGGATTTGGTATAATAGTTGTATCATCACCACTAGTAGCTCCAGCCCCAAATTGAATTTCTAATTTTTGGTTAGATTTAAATCTTGTAACAAATCTCTTAGAAACCTTCTTGGTTCTTAAAAGATATGGGGTTTGACCATTATATTGATTTAAAGTAGGATCATTAGATTCTGTGTTAGGTACTTCTTCAAATATTGTTTCTTGTGCTAAATAGGGAACTTCTGTGTATTCATTTCCATCAGAATCTATTATCGATTGAATTCCAATTATTTTAGAATCATTTACAGTTAAAGTTTTAAATTTTTCAGCTGCCCCAATTGCAAAAGTAGTTGTTTTTAATTCGGCACTAATTGCCTTAGCTTTTTTCTTTAAAAGAAAATACTCGGGTTGGGTACTATCCTGTATGGTCGAATAAATAGTTTGTTCCGTAGGGTCAAATGAAGAACTAAAAGCAAAATTTACATCATTTTGAATAACATATGAGGTTCCACTATTATTATTTGGTAAGAATGAAGAATTTTTTCTAATTCGTAAAGCATAATCATAGTCAGGTTCCCCATTATCATCAGCGGGAATTTGTTGAAATATTTCTAATTCAACAGAGGAAGGAGTAGTAATAGTAGGTATATATCCTAAAGTATATGCTAAAGCATATAAATTTTCTCTTTCTTGAGCATATTGTAAAAAGGTTTCTTGTACCTGGGCATCAGTATAAAATGATAATACATCACCTATATATGATGCCATTTCAATAAACATAGTACCTGGGCTTCCTTCAGAAAAATCATTAACAGTATCCGGGTAGTAGGTTTCTGCTAAGTTAATGAGGGCATCTTTAAAGTCAGAAAAATCCTTATTAAGGTAATTTATAGTTTTATTATCGGATGTAGCGCTTGAATATGCCATTATTAATCGTTAAAATTTTCATTAGTAAAACTTAAAGTCACTGAATCTTCTTCATCATTATTTAGTAATGAATAGTTAACGGTAACAAATAATTTGTGTCCTGCAATTCCTCCATCTTTTAGAAAAATATTTTTAATTTCTATTTCAGGTACATATTGTTCAATTTGAGGAGTTACTATAGATCTAAGATTGTCTCCTGCTATTTCAGTTTGTTGTTCAAACAATCTATTTTTTAATCCTACCCCAAATAGTGGTTGATTTAATCTTTCTCCGGGTGAAGTTAATAACACATTTGT